CTGCCCGGTGGTACCACCTAGGCAGCTGCTGATCACAGGTTTATAGACATGGACAACTTTTCAGACACACTCACATCTATCCAGCAAGCTATTTTAGCAGAGAGGATTGTGGCAGATCTGGCCCTAATCAGGCCGATGCGTGGCTTTGGGCGGACTAACTTAGACGCTGACCATGACGTGCCAGTAGAGTACTTGTTGCAAGAGCAATCTAAAGACATAGGCGCATGCCAAGAGCGTGCTTGGGGGCTAGCTGACCGCATAAGGGTCCAAAACGCGGGCCGCAAAGACTTGGTTATTCTGACCACTATTCGCAAACTTAAAACTGCTTACTTTAACTTCCTTCTGGCTAAACACCTCCCTCTAGCCCCAGAACAAGAACTCAGCTTACCTTGTGACTGCTTTTGGCTAGATGCGTTTATTCAAAAGTTCGCAGAGAGCGATCAGGCGGCTGAGATAGACGAAGCTCTTCGTCTTCAGCAAGTACCTACGCAGACGTTAACAAAATGCATCATTAGTGCCCTAAGTTTGCCAAACTGCGCTGGAACCGCCTTGAGGGGAGGAGCTTTTACACTGCGGCCGCGCGAAGGAAACAGAGCAGTGACAGAAAGCATGCGGAGAGCTAGAGGAGAAATGATAGAGCAGTTTGTAGACAGACTTCCCATGAGGAGAAGACGGAGGAGGGAAGTGCCCCAGCCTCAAGTAGCAGCAGAAGAGTATCCGTCTGAGCCTGAGGAGCTTAGCTTTGAAAGCGAAGTTAGGACCGCTGTGGCAGAAACCATTCGCTTATTAGAAGAAGAGCTCACTGTGTCTGCTAGAAACCAGCAGTTTTTTAACTTTGCTGTAAATTTTTATGAGGTTATTCAGCGTTTGGAGGCGCTAGGTGACATTAATGAAACAACTCTCCAACGCTGGGTGATGTTCTTTTTTGTGGCAGAACACATTGCTACCACACTAAACTACTTAAATCACCAAATTAGGGTATCTTCCCCTTTTGGGAGATATGTGATGCTTAATCTGGCGCAGGTAGTAATGAGAGCCAGAAACGAAGATGGACAAATTGTGTACAGCAGAGTGTGGAATGAAAATGGGGAACAGGCTTTTAGTAACATCATGTCTCGCATTAGCATTGACTTGGCTGCCACAGTTGAGAGAGCAGGGAGAGGAGAGTTAGAGCAGGAAGAGATTGAGCAGTTTATGGCAGAAATAGCTTATCACGATAACAGCGGAGACGTGAGTGAGATTTTAAAGCAAGTGGCAGTTAATGACGCAGACATTGACTCTATGGAAATATCTTTCAGGTTCAGAGTGACCGGCCCAGTGGTATTTTCCGGCCTGCGGGAGATTCAGAACATCAACCGCAGAGTTATCCGAGCAGCCACTCTCTTCAGGCAGGAAAGAAGGCCCCTTCCAGCTCTAAACGAGCGCGTGCAGCTTCCCCCGGCTCAGGAGTAAAGCGGTCAACAATTATAGCCAAGCGCGCCACTCTGGCCGCTCATGGCACTTTAGAAGACGGCACGCACGTTAAAGTCTTTTACCACAGCTCTTTAGTCGCGGCGTTAGAAAATCTCTTCCACGTTCACCTGCTGCAAACACCACAATCTATACAGTTAAACTCCATTGACGGCAAAAATGCACTAGAAATGTTAGAAGCTTTAAAGCCTGCCGAAGGAGCTACATTTACTTATATTAAAGGTAGACTCATAAAACAGCAAGCCGCTGTGGAAAACCCTATTCTGCCTTTTCCGATCTTCTTTTTAATTAAGCAAAACAAAGTGTTTTTAATAAAATCTTTTCAATCATCGCAAAAATGTGAATTTTGTGGAGACTTTTTTGCCAACTCGCACACATGCTCCGTCCGACGACGAGACTTTTACTTTCATCACATCAATTTTAAATCTTCTGAGTGGTGGTCGCAGATTTCCTTTCAGCCCATTGGCTCTTGCGATGACACTAAAAGACTTTTTTTAACTTATGACGTTGAAACTTACACATGGCATGGCAAACACGGAAAGCAGCTTGTGCCTTTCATGTTGGTGTTCCATTTGTCTGGGGAACTTGAACTAGTAAGCTTAAGCGCCAACATCGCTGAGCAGCAGCGCTGGCTAGCATGGGACACGCCACACACGTATTATTATGTTTCTCCAATTAAAGGAGAAATAGGAAAAGCTTTTAAAGACTTGCGCTATGAAATTCAAAAACAAGTCACTAGGCTCTTGTGGGACAACTTTGTCGGCGAAAATCCTGAACTGGCAGAGATTCAAGAGCGCCACCACGTAAACCACATAGATGACATTACTGCAGAAATGCTTAAGGACTTAAAGCCAAAAGGCAGTCCACAGTTTATTGAAATTTATGTAATTGGCCACAACATCTGCGGTTTTGATGAGATCGTGTTGGCCGCGCAAGTCATACACAACAGAACGGATGTTCTGCCTGCTTTCAAAATAAATAGAAATTTTATGCCAAGAAACGGTAAAATACTGTTCAATGACATTTCTTTTTGCTTACCTAATCCAAAGTACGAAAAACGAAAAGATTTCGCCGATTGGGAGTGTGGAAAGCTCACAGCCGCGGACCACAAGTACCAGTTTGTTAAATTTATGGTAAGAGACACTTTTGCGCTGACCCACACTAGCTTAAGAAATGCTGCTGGGGCTTACGAGCTGCCTGTAGAAAAAGGAAGCTGTCCGTACGAAGCAGTAAATGAATTCTATAGAATAGGGTCTTACCAACAAGATGAGGATGGCTTTCCAAGCCTAAGATACTGGAAATCCAGCGAAGAGTATCAACTCAACAAGGCTCTGTGGAGAGAAAAAAACGTGGGGGCTTACGACATAATCCAGCAAACGCTGCACTATTGTGTGCAAGACGTGTTAGTGACATCGGCCCTAGTAAACAAACTCCAAGAATCTTACAAAAACTTTATTGCTTCTCAAGTGAACTTACCTGATGCTTCATTTAACATTTTTCAAAGACCCACTATTAGCTCTAACTCTCATGCAATTTTTAAGCAAATATTATACAGAGAAGTTAGGCCAAATAAAGCAAACTTAGACAACGTTTTATTAGCACCATCTCATGAAATGTATGACTACGTCCGCCAGAGCATCCGTGGTGGTCGCTGCTATCCCACTTATATTGGCATCATGGAACAGCCAATTTATGTGTATGACATCTGCGGCATGTATGCCAGTGCTCTAACGCATCCTTTTCCCAGCGGGCAGCCTTTAAATCCGTATGAAAGAGCCTTAGCTGCGACAGAATGGATCAGAAAGCTTGAAAACTTAGAGCAAAAAATTGACTATTTTGACGAGTGTCTTCTTCCAGGCATTTTCACCATCGACGCGGATCCTCCAGACGAGTTGTTTCTTGATGAACTGCCTCCGTTTTGCTCCAGAAAAGGCGGAAGGCTGTGCTGGACTAACGAGCCTTTGCGAGGAGAAGTAGCTACTTCTATAGACTTGATTACTTTGCACAACAGAGGATGGGCAGTGCGCATTCTTCCAGACGAAAGAACAACCATCTTCCCAGAGTGGAAGTGCGTGGCCAAAGAATACGTGCAGCTAAACATCGGAGCCAAAGAAAAAGCAGACAAAGAAAAGAACCAAACCATGCGAAGCATAGCTAAGCTACTTTCCAACGCCTTATATGGCAGCTTTGCCACTAAATTGGACAACAAAAAAATTGTGTTTTCAGACCAACTAGAAGCCAGCGCGTCAAAAACCATCGCCAGAGGTAACTTTTCCATCAAATCTTCATCATTCATAGAAACTGACAACTTTAGTGCTGAAATTATGCCAGAATTTGTCGTAGCTTACCCACCTGCACCTTCTGCCGAGTTAGATGAAAGTGATGAAAACGAAGAGCACACCCTTTTTATACCCAAAGATAGTCACGTGACATATAAGTATAAGCCAATCACGTTTTTAGAAACTGAAGATGATGACATATGCTTACACACTTTAGAAAACAACTCTCCTTTAATAGAAAACAACAGGTACGCTTCCCACATTGCTTCGTTTGTTTTGGCCTGGACTAGAGTATTTGTGTCTGAGTGGGCAGAATTTTTATACGCCGAAGACAGAGGAAAGCCACTACATCAAAAAACTATAAAATCTGTCTACGGGGACACTGACAGCTTGTTTGTGACCGAAGAGGGGCACCGGCTCATGGAGCAAAGAGGTAAACACCGCATTAAGAAAAATGGAGGGAAGCTAGTTTTTGATCCAAAAAACCCATCTATTACATGGTTGGTTGAATGTGAGACTCAGTGTGAAAAATGTAAGTCTGATGCTTTTAGTTCTGAATCTGTCTTTCTCGCTCCTAAACTGTATGCTTTAAAAAACACTGTTTGTACTTGCTGTGGGCATGTGGGTAAAGGTAAACTGCGGGCGAAGGGTCATGCAACTACTGAATTATGTTATGACACTTTGGCTAAATGCTACTTGTCTGACGCGCAGCAGGGGAGCCAGCGCTTTCACACCAGCCGCCTGAGTTTAAAACGGACCCTCGCTACGAACCAAAGCAACGCGGCCCCGTTCACAGTCACCGAAACAACTTTAACGCGCACAGTGAGGCCTTGGAAAGACAAGACCCTTGTAGACATAGACGGCCACCGCCTGATGCCTTACTCGAAAAGCAACCAAACCCAAGAAACAACGATGTATGTTGGATGACACTGCCGTGGAACATGTAAAAGAACTGTGGGATAAACTGTCTGTGCTCAACAAAAGCTTAAAAGCTATGCCTTATTCTGAAGGGCTTAAACCGCTAGAATGTTTTTCTAGTTTTGACCACTTGATGTCACTAGCTGGTCAATCTTTGTTGCAGAGCCTAGCTAGAGACAATGTTGTGATAAGAGACATGCTAAACAAATGCTCTCCTTACTTGACCCAGCAGGGCTCTTGTAAATCTATAAACTTTCAAATGCAACCAGTCATTGGAGTTGTTTACGGACCCACTGGTTGTGGTAAATCTCAGCTTCTCAGAAACATCATTTCTACGCAATTGCTTACACCGCCCCCAGAAACTGTATTTTTTATAGTTCCACAAATTGATATGATTCCTCCACAAGAAATGAGTGCTTGGGAAACGCAAATTTGTGAGGGAAATTATGTAATTGGAGAACAAGGCACCCTCATTCCACAAAGTGGCTCGCTTTTACCTGAATTTATTAAAATGTCATATGCGGACCTAACCCAAGAGTTTAATTATGATTTGTCAGACCCTAGAAACGTGTTTGCTAAGGCGGCTTCTAAAGGCCCAATTGCAATTATACTAGATGAGTGTATGGAAGATATGGGAAACCACAAAGGAATTGCAAAGTTTTTTCATGCATTTCCATCTAAACTTCACGACAGATTCCCTAAATGCACAGGTTATGCTGTTTTAGTTGTATTACATAATATGAATCCCAGAGAAGACCACGCAGGTAACATTAGCAACCTTAAAATTCAAGCTAAGCTGCACATTATTTCTCCAAAAATGCAGCCATCTCAGCTTAACAGGTTTATTAACTCTTATACCAAAGGCCTTCCTTTACCTATCTCTTTACTCTTAAAAGATATTTTTAACTACCACAAGACTCACTCTCAGTATGACTGGATTGTATATAACACATGTCCAGAGGTAGAAGCTTTCCAGTGGTCTTACTTACACCCTACTGAAGGGTTGGTGCCTATGTATCTTAATGTGCAATGTAAATTGTATGCTATTCTGGAAAAAATTCACAAAGTAATTTCTGACAGACAACGCTGGACAAAATATTATCATTCAAAGAAATAAAGTTTATTGATTAACATTACTTTCATGCTTGCACTTGATTATGCAATTGCAAAACAGGTTCAATGTCACGTTCAATTTCAGACACCCGCTGCTCCAACCCATTAATGCTCATAGTAGCGCGATTCAGCTCCGCTCTCAAGTTCAAAATCATCTCAGTCAAATTTTCTAGCTGCTCTTCCGCTGGTCTAGTGGTCGTAATGTTCCTTGTTGTCAGCTCAGTAGCATCAGTTCGGTTTCTCACCGTCGAGATGACTTCAGGCGAAGGCACAGGTGCTCCAGAAATATTTGATCCCAGCGCGTTGTGGCGAACTCCAGCCCAGTGAGGCAGACGGGCTGTAAGAAAAGAAGTGCGAATGTCACCCTCATCTGCCACTGTGGCAAATATAATTTTAGCAAAAACAGGGGATTTATATAGGCTGTGGGCGTGGCTTACCTATTCATCGTCATCAGAATCAAACATTTTTGAATCACAGGATGAGTCGTATGGAGTCGGAAGCGCGCGAGCAGTAAAATTGAGCTGCTCCAACACAGGCCAGGGATGCACTCCGCCACATAAACACTTCTTCGCTTCCACAACAGGCTCTGGCTGTGAGCTTCGAAGCAATTTCCAAATAGTCGTGGTTTGGTGGAAAGTGTAGTTGAGGTTCAAGCTTTGAAACGACCCCTTGTCTGCCACAACAGAGCTGTAGCTCAGACTTACATTCACAGGTGAAAACACGCCAATGCGCTCACCAACAAATACTTTGCAGCGGGTAAGCATGCTATTTTTAAAGCCGGGAAAATGGTGAAAACTGCTGCAAATGTGTAATGTGGCTAAAGGCAATATCTTATTTCCGTGGCAGCTAAGCATTTCAGTGAGGCCAGACTCGTAAAACTTATTTGAATTTAATATACTAAGGCCTACAAACTTTCAGGGCCTAGCAAGTAGCAAAAGCAGTAAACGTTGTGGCCTGTGCAGTGGCGACAGCTGAGAATCCCATTACTAATAATGCCTACCATGCAAGCCTCAAACACACACCTAGACACTTTTAGTTTTAATTTGCTTTGACTGCTATCTATGCATTTGTAGCAGGCAAAAAAATGACACCCCCTGATTTCACTTCCACAGTTAAAACTTAAGGCAGTTCCCATACAGCCTAAAAAGTTACAGCCATGAAATAAAACAAAAGTTCTAGAATTTACAACCCCACCTGGCATAGTCCTATCCCTTTCAAAGACTATATTGTGAAAAGTCACTGCCCACATACCTACTATGCCAGGACTAGGTGACCTACAATACACTCCAAAGCCAAAAGGTTCTTTACATGCTATTTTTACTTTAGCCCCATTTCCTATAATATAGCATAAAGTTTTAATTTTCACCGGCTTATAAATTACATACTCTTTATTTGGATCTAAAGCAACTTTTACATGCTGCTTAATCGCTTCTTCTAAATCCTCACCCTCTGCCAACAAGTGTGTTACAAGATGCTCAAAATCATATCTATCATTAGTGAAAAATGGATCAGCTTGAAACTCGCTTAATATTTGCTGGTATGTAACTTTATTAGGTTCTAATCCGTTTCCTCTGCCGAATGGCAAGTGGAACCCACGCTGGACCCTGACAGATGCCCCTGAAGCTTCTGCAGGGACAGCAGCATCTTGAGCTTGTAGCATACTGGTCCACACACAGCGTCTAAAATAAAGTCACTAGAAAGCTCAGACTGTTTATCTAAACAGTCTACAATGTAAGCAAGCAATGATAAACTAGCAGTCGCTCTCCCTGGAGTTGAAAAGTCTAGCCAAGGTACAATTTTTGATTCATAGCCTAGTGTCCTGCCACTGCCAAACATCTGCCAAAAACCTTCATCCTCATTAAACAATTCCTGGAGAGATTCTGCTTCTTCAACCTTAATTGTATAGACTAAGTTAGCGAGTCTGCCCCCCAAAGAAAGTCCTAGACCACCAACTTGCCCGATTTGTTGCGTAGTAGATCACCCTCCGCAACTGAGGTAAGCTGCTTAGCTGCTCGCAAAGCTGAAGTGACAAGTCCATATCAGCAGCTCTTGTTGCTCTAACTAAAACGCGCACCTGAGCTAGTACTTATACAGAAAACCACTCCTACTATTGATGTCAGCACAAGTTTATTGAGGGATGGTTTATTGATTTTTTTGAACACTCAGGTCCAAAGGTGCATCAAGGCGTTGTTTTTTAAACAAGGGCAAAGTCTCCTGATGACGGCGTTTACGGTTAACAGGTGCGGTACTTTCCACTGAGTCATCATCACAACTTGCATCCTCACTGTCGACATTTTCAGTAGCAACAAGAGTTGGATCGGCGGGTGAAACAGGTTCTATAAAATAAGTTACATAAAGGTTTACTTACAAATCACTCTTATAAAACTAAATTATTTAAATGTAAAAGCCAACATTCACTTACCATATACAGCAAACGCGTTTTGTCTCATATAACACAGAGAACACAAAGTGTCTTCATTTTTCGTAGCTCTCCGATGATAATCGCAAGCTGAGCAATCGTGGCCTGGATGTTCAGGATAGTCTAACTCCACAGCCGAAAATGGCGAATTAGGTGTAGACTCAGCCTCGCTGTCAAATAAAGGGGCCCGGCGTCCTCTGTCTGTTCAG